AATTTTCTGTCTCCTCTCCTAATTTAGATCGTAGTTCCCAACCTCCATCATCAAAGAGTCTGAGTGTCGCATCTGAACCAGCTTTTATCTGTATGTCAGCTTTTCTGACTACATGGAGATCTTCTTCACCTATTCTAATCTGTCCGTCTTCGGGATGATTTAAAATATACGGAGGAAACTTAGACATTATGAACCTCTAGGACAGTCAACAACTGTGAGTATTTGAGACTCAGGTACGACTGGATCACTGTACTCGGTTACAGGAACGAAGGTAGTAATAGGTCTCACCACTGCACCATAACCAGTTTTGCTATTTATTTTCAGTTGTGGTAGATTTTGACCCAATGTACATTTTCCTGTTGCTCCTGTTATTCTACCATTTTCTATTGTAGGTGTAAACACACATCCTTCTGGTGTTGTTATAGTATCACCTGGCTGATAGTCTGTACCTGTACTTACTATATCAAGTTCTACTATCTCACCCACAACCTGCTCTCCGTCACTTCCGCCACCAAGATAACCGTCACCAGGATTTGTTATAACAACATTCTCCATGACACCATCTCTTATAATTGGTACAGCAGTAGCACCCATTCCATTTCTACAGTTGTCAATGAAGGTCACATAAGGTACATCATCGAACCCTAAACCTAGTTTCTCCATCTTGACACCTACTATAGAACCAGTATTGTTGACAACTGCTTTTGCAAATGCACCAATACCACCTCCACCAAATATCTGTACACTAGGAGGATTACATGTCTCAGGGTCATATGGATTACAAGGACCTGCTAACTGCTCCATCTCACTGATAGAACCATCAGAATCTCCAGTCAATCCAGGGAACATACCGCCTACCAGTCCATCTATACCAGAGTCTATCTTACCAAGAAGACTTGTCATTCCCACCATCTTCTGGAAGTCTAAAGCATCTTTACTCTCAGGTCCTTCGTTCAAGATCCAATCACTTATGTCTGGATCACAATCAGATCCCTCACACTGTAGTAAGTTGAGTAACTCTTGGATACCATCGAATGCCTTACCCATCATATCTGAGAAACTTGGGATAGAAATACCAGTTAGACCTCTCATCATAGTAAGAAAAGGTGCTATTCCTTTCTTTATCTTATCAAGAATGTTGGAGAATAGTCCTGAAAGAAATGACTCAGCAGCACATAACGGGAAGTTTAGTAGTTTACCAAGAAGAGATTTGATAAACTTAGATATAGTATCCTTCAAACCTTTCATCAAATTCTGCAATAGACAGTAGATACCATCCTTTGCTTCCTCTATACCTAGTTGCTTAGATAGAAAATTAGGATCTAAAAAGTCAATCTTATCTTCTATGGCTGCGTCAATCTCTTTGAATAACTCGGTTCTTGCTCTACTGATTACACCAGATAGACTCCCTGCCATCTTCTGTGCTGCTCTATCAACCAGTTTGTCTACGTTTACGAGTGTATTCAATACAGGATCTATGTACCCATCCTTTACTTTCTCTAGTTTTTGTATTGTCTTCATCAAATTCTTCAATGCCTTTGATGCATCACCCATCTCAATTTTGGGTATAGTACACTCAGTTGCCTTTGTGAGTGTTATCTTTTCGTTGTTCTGTTGTTTACCAATAGTTTCGCTATCCTCTCCACCACCATCTATAATATTATCATTATTATCTGGTATACCACCTATGTCAGTTCCATTCTTACTAAGTTTTGTAGTCGTTCCTAGTTTAAGTATAGGATCTACCGAGATAGGTTGGAATCCAGAAGTTGAACTTGATATAACATCATCCCAACTCTTTATGTTTTCAATGTTCTTATGTGCATATAATGAACCAATAACAATCGGTTGTTGAGCTTCTATACCATCAAGAAAGAAACCCACTACAGTTTCTCCACCCTGTAGTGTGTTACTTACTCCATAATGGTTGTTACCAGAACCCATCGTGGCTGGCATTAGAAAATGCGACCACGGTAATTCGTTATCCACTATGTCCTTAGTAGCAGGATGCTTTCCTAGGATTCTTATTTTTGCTCTATAACCGTAGTCATTTGATTGCTTATGATCATCTTTTCTCCACCATTTGTCAGCAACTACTTGTCCGACAAACCAGTAGAATCCATCATGCCCAAAATGACTACTCGTTATGGATTCTTGTTCAATCATTAGTCGTCATACACCAGACATTCAGGTTCATCAGGGTGTACATCACAGAATACCTCTAAAACATTAGGGTCATGGTGATCTCCTGCTTCAATTTCATCTTTATGATGCTCTGCATACTCTTCAAGATCATGAAGTTCATCTTCTATGTGATGTCTCATTGGTTCGGATGTCTTAGGATCGGCAAGGATCTCTTTGTCTTTAGCAATGTGGTCTTCGATTGATTTCATTATTCCTCGTATGGGGTATAGGATTGTCTTACGAGTGTAAGACCTGTAAAATCTCCTTGTGGATTGCCAAACTCATGTGACAATTTCACAATGAGGTATTTACCAGAATTAGGTGTTTTTCCTCCACTCTCTTCGCCAGTATTTATGTTTGGAAAATCAAACTTCAAGATCATTCCAACCTCTAATTTGAGATTCATGGGAATTGTAACATCAACCAATTGTGAATACAATGACTGATATCTGGCAGCAGCATGTGATTGTCTCCAAGTCACTGCTTCGCTAAGTTTTTTGAGTTCCTTTCCTTCAGCAGCAGTAGATCCTAAGTCAAGAACAGATAATAAGCGACGAGACGGAGCCTCATCAACTGTGCTTGCTACATCTCCTGTCGTGTCAGATTTGTACTCATGGAAGTCAACAGTCCTAGTCATTATATTATACACTATATTTGATGCTTTGTACTGTCCCATTCTCAATTTCTTAATAAGATCATGATTCTCCTTGAACTGAGGTATATTACTAAAGGTGAATGGATCAGCGTTCATAGCGTCTTTGAATGCCATTTGTTTATATTTTGGAAACTCAGATTCCTTCTCTAAACATGTCTTGATAGACTCAAAAATATATCCTCTGAGTTCACTCTCGTGGAACAAGAACCCTGCAAAACCTGACGAGGGATCTTCTTTACCTTCTGACTTCAGAGATTTAGTTGCCAGTCTATTAATAAGGTTCATAGGTCTGACAAAGTTACCACAGAAACTGTAGGAATTATCAGTATCCTCAACCATCAGTCTATCTACAGCAACTTTCAATACATCTGTCAGTATTGACTTTATACTATCACTTAGTTTATTATCATATCTCTTTATAACTCTTGTGGTATGATTACTAAGTGATGTTTTTGTTACACAAGTGAGAGTAAATAATTCTCTTTTATTTTGTCTAATATTGTTTGATATGTTGACAATAATCAACTCGTTATTCTTATCTTGAGTGAATGAGAAAGGTTCAGTTCCCTCTTCTTCTCCTCTACTAGCATGATTTATAGACAATTCCACTGTCATACCACTTCTTATTCCGTAATCACGTTTTATTGTCTCTGTATCTGGCAACTTATCTAAGAATCCGTTAGTATCAACACATGTTATCTCTACCACTAACATATTACCAACTGCTTCATAATACTTTATGAATAGTATCTGACCCAGAAGTGACATTGGTTTTGATTTTTGCTCACCTTCTCCCACATCACCGGCAACATCAAACAGTGTTACCTTATGACTTCTCGTATATAAACCAGGATTTTCTTCTGCCATTATACTTGTCTCATATACCCGTTCAGTTCGATCATATTTATCTGGTTATTATCACCGCCAGTAAAACCACTGAACGCTACAGGAGGACCTTGATTGAATATATTTGTGGTATTGTCTCCCTCAAATGTATTGAATGATAAAAGGTTACTCTTATTTTTACTTTTATTTAAGTTTCTTTGTATCTTTCTGATTTTTCTACCCTTAATTGCCTCGTTTATGGTAGAATTTTTTTTCTTGATAAAATTGATTGCCTGTTCTAGTTTCTTTATCTCCTTACTATAAGCATTCATTATTTTCTTATAAGAATCAAGTTTGTATAGATCCTTTCCTGCTTTCTGCACTTCTGCTCCTCTTGATGCGATACCTTGACGCATGTTTTTCAAAGCTTGTATTGTTTTATCTAAGAGGTCTATACGTTCTACTGGAGTTGGTCTTTTTGATTTCCTCAAAAATGTCCTTATGAATTTGAGGTTGAAATTCTTTTCCTCTCTCAATGTTTTAGTAAGTGACTCTCTTAAGATCTTCTCAGCATTACCTTCTTTTCTAAGATTTTTGATAATCTTGTCAGCTTCCTTTACTTTCTGTAGATTTGCTTTGTCAACCTTAGGAAAGTTCTTCTTATTTCTTATGGCATCATTCATCCTCTTTACTGTATCAGCATTTCTAAGAGCTTTTAGAATCTTAGGACCATGTTTTAGAATTTGTTGACCAAGTTTTGTTTTGGTTAGAATCTTTGCAAAAGTTCCATATGCTACTACATCATCAGGACCTGTAGGACCTGCAAGAACTGTTGCACCCACTACTAAACCAACACCCAATACAATCAATCCAACATCTTTTATTGTCTCTGTTATAGGATTTGGAACATTTCTTGGTGGAATTTTAGGTGTTTTTGGTATTTTTGATGCTAATTTAGCTGCTGCTCCCCCTGCTCCTGGTTTACTAATTATTGGAATGATAGGATCTTTATCATCTCTCTTCGATGTATCAAAATCACTTGCTCTAAGTTTTTCAAATTTATCAAGAATAACGTCAAAGGTATCAAGCGATTTACTGAAAAGTGATGCTTGTGGAGTTGCGTATTTTTTTATTTCTTCCTTTCTTCTCTTATCAGACTTATTAACACCTGTAAGAGTGTCAGAAATATTAGCCCCTGCTGACGCACCAATAAATGATCCAAGAATACCACCTATGACTGTTCCTACACCTGGAAATATTGCTGTACCTATTGCAGCACCTATTGAACCACCAGCTAACGCACCACCACTTGTAGATACTGCTCCAGATATTGCTTGTACATTGGTCTGACCTTGTTTCTTTCTATCAATAATGTCATAACCAGTAAATGCTACTGTGAGTAGTGAGTTTAGTTTTGATGAACCTCTTAGTATATTTGTACTGACCCTAGGACCACCTGTTACTCTTGGCTTAGTTCTGAATATATTGAATTTTTTAATACCAGCAAATCTATTACCACTACCTTGTGTAATACGTGCTCTTTTAGGTCTGAACCTATTCAATAATGTCAGTCCAGCACCACCAGTTGCTAATGATGCTACTATATTTCTACCCTTATTACTTCTTTTACTGTTCTCAAGTCTATTTTTGAAAGATTTAAAAGCTTCTTCTCTTTCCTTCGCTAATTTTTTCTTCAGCACTAAACTAGAGTTCTCTAGTCTAGTGACTAGATCACCTCGCTTTTCTATAAGTTTAGAAGTTGCGACTACTGCTTCCATTATCCTGTAAAGACTGCGGGTGAGTTATACTGTTGTAGGTTGTGAAAATTATCGATATTCACACCATCATTAGAGTTATAATTTGTACTGATCTTAATACTTGTTGACTCCGCATTACCACTGATTTGTGATACATTCTTCTCTTTACCTGGCACATTGATAATGTTCATCCCCATTTTTTTACCAGATTCATCCTCACCTGTGTCTGGATCTAATCCTTCACTGATATTCAACATCCTAATGTAATCATTTACATTACTCAAATCCTTTGATAAAGTATTCTCCCCACCAATAACGTCTGACGCTACGTCCAAAATATTTTTCATTCTACCTTTATCTTTCAAGACATCTAGGTTATCAATATTAATTCTATCTTTCTCTGGTAACTTCTCATTCAATAGGAATAGGAACAATTCTCTTTGTAATTTCTCTGTAAATACAATTTTATCAGGATTGAAAACAAGTTTGTTTTCCTTGAACATTCTCTCCAATTCTTCCTGAGGATTTTCAATAGCAAACATACCCACACCAACGTTCTCTGCACCACTCTCTTTCATTCTCTCTTGTTCTCTAGTGATATCAGTTAGGGTAGCTTCAGTTACGTTGAATCCCTCTTCCCCGATTTGATTTGGAGATGCACCTATGTCAGCAGATACAATGTTTTGTAATCCCTCTATATTCACTCCCTGACTAGTATCTAATGAAGGGAATAATCCTGTGCTAGTTACTTTTCCTGTTAGATCCTCTCCTGAAGGTGTGAATACATTTTGAGATGTTCCCTCTGATCTATCAGATTGAAGTCTATCAATGAGGAAACCAAATCTATCTAATTGTGCTCTAAACCTTTCAACATCAGGTGCATTTATAGTATTTCCTAAGTTCTGTTCATTTCTTACAAGATCACCTCTCACTTGGTCTGCATTTGCATCCCCACCAAGTGTTGATAATCCTAACATTGTTAGTAATGGCAATAGTAAACCAAATCTACCACCACCAGCTCTAGGTCTGAAATTTCTTGTAGCTCCCATATTCGGTCTCATCATGGGACCTCTACCACGACCTTTATTCAAACCTAGTAGTTGTGATATTATAACTGCTGATCCTGTTATAACCTCAGGTAAGTATGCTGATAAAGCAGAACCTGTAGCGAAGAGTAAGTCCTGTGATCCTGCTCCTATATTACCTTGTCTAAACTGATTGATTGCTGATATGAATCCAGCACCAGCTAATAATTGGGTTACAGTGGTTAGAGAATTTCTTAGATTCTCTGTATTCTTTAGTTCTTTCTTGAGTATCTTTGATTCTTCACTAAAATATCTTTCTCTTGCTCTAATATCCTTATTGACTTGCTTCCTTATAACTATCATACTCTGTTCCATTCTATCCATATTACCAAATATGGAACTCATCCTTCTACTCAATTTCTCAGTATTATTACCACTCTCATCCTGCATCTCAATAAGCTGATTGACCTTTCCGACAACATCACCACTGGTGGTTGTCATCATGGATGATAGCTTTGTAATGTTAGCCATTTGCTTGTTGTACTTCTAGTCTTTGTTTCTCCAAAGCATTAGCAAGGTATTTGACATATACCTCTCTTTCCCAAGGTATCATAGACTCTATATCACTCAACGCCCACTTATGATGATGTATAAGGTTGAAATTTATCTCAAGAAAAGCATCAATTGAGCTATGATATAGCATTATCCGAAAAAATTTGCTAAACCCTCAATTACAACTTCTGTGTCTACACCTGTATTTGGATTAGTCACTTTACCCTCATATCTCAATTTTGGCATGGTAGCAAAGAACGTTTCAATCAATTTGAATTGTGCACTGCTAAGTTGCTCAATAAATTTGACTAACTCTTTATGAGTGCAGTCCTCACTTGACCATGCTTCTTCTTCTGTATAAACTGTGTCAATACACTTTGCTACAGAGTCAAATGCATCATCAACAGCACTTGCATCGTTAGAATTAGTGACTGTGAAGTTAGTACTCAAAAACTCATCCATTGATGGATACTTCATTTGGAGTTTGATTCCACCACCTATATCGACGGTTTTATCGTGCCCTTCTGGTACATCTAATCCAATGTCTCCGAGAGCAATAGTTAGAGGAACTTGAGTTTCCTCTTGATCTTTACAGTTGACAAGTAATTCAACTGATTCTCCTACAGACTTACCTCTTATATTAAGAAAAAGATACTCTAAATCAAAACTAGGTAGTTCATCTACCTTGATTCTAGTCATTACACATGCTTTTATTACATTCTTTACTGTAGAAATGATGTCTTTTTCATTCCCACTTTCAAGTGCTATGAGTAATGCTTTCTCTTCTTTTACAAGAAACGGTCTATATTTTACTGGTTTTCCAGTGGATAGCAATGTCAACTCAAACGTTGGTGCTACAACCTTAGGTAATGGCATAATAAAATTTCAATCGTTTTATTTAGTATAGCACTATTACCCTCTATTAGGGTTTAATGGATCATCAGGATCCAATTCTGATAGTTCTATCTTTTCTCTTTCCTCACGGTCAACCACAAGGTCATCATAGTATGTTGATCTTGCTTGTATGGGATTCCTTGTCTCATACCGATCACTCTCATTACGTCCAAAGTCATTTGTAGCAGCTCTATCAATATAAAAGTATTCATATTTGAATGATACTGTGGTTTTTATCAACTCTGACTTACCATATGCAAGAGGAGATGCAACAATACTAACTGGGAAGGCATTCTCAAGGTAGTATGTGATACTATTTGATCTTCTGGTTGATAATGTGTTAGGTCTATTCTGTCTATTGAACTTCTTCTGTATGTCTTTACTAAATGCAGTTATCTCAATAGGACACTTATAGGTATTAGGATACTGCAATCTTCTGAATGATGGAGCATCATTTCTTCTTGATTGTGTACTAGAACCATGTCCACCCGATGATAGGTGTGTTGGTGATATAAACTCCATCCATGCATTGAACACATCATTAGTGTAATAGTCTTTCTGACTGTACCATGTAAGGTTTATGTCAGGGTATCTCCTAAAGGTAGCATAGTTTTGAGAAACACCTTGTCTCAACCCATCTACCTGAGATGTCTGGATCTGTGATCCTGGTAATAGTGCTTCAGAGCAGAATAATGCTAGAAATTGCCCTGCTGGTGCACTTTTTTGAAATAGTGTGCCTTGTGAAATATAGTTTGCTAATCTTTGTGACTTTTCAAAATTTATGGATACATCATATATGTTATTAAAAGCTGGTGTTATGTCACCATGATTTGAATCTGCAACATATAATTCCTCTGTCGGCATGTAGTGTCGGTTATTTGCGAAGACACTTGGTGTTGTAGCCATCTAAATATAGCGTGATCGTGTATACTATGTATGTCGTATCAAGGTAAGTTCCGACCCATAAATCATAAAAAATACAAAGGAAACCCCCAAAATATCGTTTATAGATCACTTTGGGAGAGGAAATTTATGGTTTATTGTGATCAAAAGAAGGAAATCCTTACTTGGGCATCTGAAGAATTCTTTATACCATATTATGATCCTACAACTAAAAAGGTAAAAAGATACTTCCCTGACTTCTACATCAAGTATAAGAATAATCAGGGTAAAGTAGTTGAGAAGGTGATTGAGATCAAACCATATAAACAGTGTAACCCACCTGCACAAAAGAGAAAAACAAAGAAATATATGTATGAAGCACTAGAATATGCTAAGAATCAAGCAAAGTGGAAAGCAGCAAAAGACTTCTGTGCTGATCGTAAATGGGAGTTTCAAGTCATGACGGAGAAGGAACTTGGAATATAAAGATGAGTTTCCAAACTCAAAAATAGTAGGAGACCCGACACCTGGCACACTGAATATCTTTAGATATGGTGCTAAAACTGCTGCAAAACTGCGATTCTACGATAGAAACCCGT